AATAAGGAGGATTGAGAATGGCAAAACAAGTTGTTTTTGGCGAGGAAATGAAAGAAAAATTGCTCGAATGGGTGAATGTGGTTGGGGATGCTGTTTGTGCAACCCTCGGACCAGGTGGTAGAAATGTTGTGTCTAAATTAGAATTTAGGATTCCTACTATCACAAAGGATGGCTACTATGTTGCAAGGGAAATTTCTCTTGATGATAAGCTTGCTGATGTAGGAGCACAATTGATAAAAGAAGCAGCACTTAGAGCAAACGAGACTGCAGGTGATGGTACAAGTACAAGTTGTTGTATTGCACAATCAATCATTAACAATGGGTTTGAAGTGATCGACAAGGGAGCAAACCCAGTTTTTCTAAAAAGAGGAATCGATAAATCAGTCGAATTTGTCCTCAAAGAATTAGATAAAATGGCAGTACCTATTAACACAGTTGATGATATTTCTGATGTTGCTACTATTTCTGCTAACAATGATAGGGAGCTTGGTGATCTTATCGCAAAGGCAATGGAATGTGTAGGGACGGAGGGAGTTGTCGCTGTAGAGGAAGCACAGGGCATGGAAACATATCTTGATATCGTAGAGGGACTGGAATTCAACAGAGGCTTGTTGTCACCTTTCTTTGCTACAGATATGGAGAAAATGACTGCTACACTAGAGGATGCCTATATTTTGATAATGGGAGAAAGATTGAAACAACTGAAAGATATTAAATCTGTTCTCGAAGTTGCATCACAAAAGAAAAAACCTATCATAATTATTTGTGATGATGCAAGCCCAGAAGCTTTAAGTATGTTCGTACAGAATAAAATGAAAAACAATTTTACGGGTGCTATTATCAAAGCTCCTGAAATTGGCATGGCTAGAAAGGATATATTAGAAGATCTTGCAACACTCACTGGTGGTGCTATTATTTCATCTGAGTATGGTATTAAAGCAACAGATGCAAGTGTTGTTCATTTAGGTGAGGCAAAGAAAATCATTATCACTCGAGACAGCACAACTGTTATTGATGGCAATGGTAGAGATGAAAATATTAGATTTAGGGTTAAACAACTTGAAAATCAGAGAGAAGCAACAACATCTGACTACGATAAAGAAATGATCAGTCAAAGAATAGGAAAGCTCTCTGGTGGTGTTGCTCTTATTAAGGTTGGAGCACCAAGTGAAGTAGAAATGAGAGAGAAAAAGGATAGGGTAGAGGATGCTATTAATGCTACAAAAGCAGCAGTAGCAGAAGGCATTATTCCAGGCGGTGGCTCTGCTCTTGCTCATTGCTATAAAAAACTTGAAATTGCAAAGTTGAATTTTGAGACTGATGATGAGAAGAACGGTAGGGACATTGTTCTTGATGCTCTTGTTAGTCCCCTAGAAACTATTGCCATGAATGCTGGTGCTAACAGAGAAGAAGTGTTAAAAAATGTTTTAACAAAAAACAGTAAAAACTATGGTTGGAATGCAGTAACGAATAAATTCGGTAATATGTTTAAAATGGGTGTTATTGATCCTACTAAAGTTACTAAATCTTCTTTACTTAATGCAAGTTCTGTTGCTGGTACTATAATCACTACGTCTGTTATGATTGTTGAAGAGGACGGCGGTAGATTGCCACAGATGGATCCTAGTATGATGGGAGGTATGATGTAATGAGTGTTATTGAACCAGCAGAGGGGTGGGTAGTTATTAAACCTATTGATGAAGTTATAGAGGATACAGAGACAACACACAATGATCTTGGGATGTTGCTAGAAAACGATTATCCTCAGAAAAAAAGAAACATGAAAGGATTAAAAGGTTATCTTGGTGACAAAGTTGTGATCTATCAGGGGTACAAAGCAGTTGATGGTTTTCAGCACGATGGGGAGGATGTTATACTCCTTCCTGCGGATGAAATCATAGCAACTATTTCAGAGTAATTTTCAAACCTTTTGCCCTTGTGTTAGGGTATATTAAACTTCAATAAAAACAATCATTTATATTTTTCTTAAATTATTTTCACATTTCTTCATTTTTTTCTTGACATATAGTGTGAATGTGGTATAATATATACATAAGGTTGAGGATTGATCTTGACCGCTTTAAAACTTATTAAAAGGAGATTAAAATGAAGAGAAACAAAATGATAAAATTATTAGAATCCAAGTGTTATGATTACAGAATTGATGGCAATGAGATTATTGTAACTCATGCGGGAGACGTTGATCTCAGCTACAACAACATTACAACTCTACCCGATTCGTGCATATTTCAGAATGAAGGCAATATCGACCTAAGCAACAACAATATTACAACCCTACCAGATACCGACATATTCCAGAATGATGAATGGGTTGATCTCCGTCACAACAAGATCGAAACTTTGGGAGATGCCACCATCTCCCGGAACGATGGCAACATTTATCTCAACCATCGTTAAAAAAATGAGTATTAAGGTGACGTTTTCAGAAAACATAAATTGATTAATAGGAGAACTATTATGAAAAAATTAGTAGAAAGAAAAATTATGGAGTTGGCAAAATTTGATAATAGGAAGTCAATTCCTCTGACATGGTGGGATTTTAACGAAAACAACAGAATGAAAGATATTTCTATTGAATGCTACACACATGATATAAAAGTGTATGAAGCTATTCTCAGAAATGACAAGTTCAAGAATATTTTAATTAAAAATTTTGATGTTGATATCAATGAAGCTATTGAAAACGCTAAGGTCAGTATCATTAATTTGTCTAAAACTTGATCATTGTCAACCCATATGTATAAATATTACAAACTAAACATATTTGGAGGCTACTATGTATTTAAAAGACGGTAAATTGATAGCACGAGAAACTTATGACAGAGGGGAATCACTGTTTGAAGTTTCACTTAGTAGAGTATGGACACATGGTAAAAAAGGTTTTATCATGATCTCTGCCTACAGAGGAGACAACCAAGAAAAGAATAATAAAAATCACGATCAGCTTAAAAAAAGACTCAAAAAAGAAAAGATGGGGTTTTTTGAAATTGATGGGATATACAAATATGATGATGGTCATACTGAAAGTGAATTGTCAGTGTTTATCCCTTTTAATCAAAAGGTCATGACACTTGATGAATTTAAGGTCTTTGCTAAAACATTAGGAAAAGATTTTAATCAAGAAAGTGTCTTGCTGAAATTGCCTGATGATGAGGGCGGTGATGCAATACTTGTATACCAGAACAAAGAGATTTCTATTGGTAGTAAGGTGGGGTTTGATAAAATTGGTGATGCTTATTCTAAATTAAGAACTGGTTCACACAAAGATAGATCATTTGTTATAGAGGGCGTGAGAATACCAAGTAATCATATTTCAGCATATGGTTTTAAATCAGAAGGAATTTTATTTTAAAATGAGCGTCATACAGACACGAAAAACTTCTACCCTACACTTACTACTCGGAAACTGTTTTCGTTGCACCACGAGCCACAGATTTGCTTAAATCGCTATCTGAGTGTTCTGATCATCCCTCGTTTATCTTCTCTTCTATCTGATACAAGAAACCCGATATAAATTTAGGATCAATTATCTTGATGTTTCTCTTAGCATTGTTCTCTGTTACCATGTCTGAATAAGTAGGTGTTTCTCCCAGCCCAACAAGATAAGTGTAGTAGTCTCTCAGGACTCTATCATTCATGGGAAACTCATAAAACCTATCTTTGATGTTGTTGACAACAAGAGGAATCCACCAGAGATCAATATTACCATATACGTTGTGTGCTATCTGTTCAGGACTGTCACCATCTTTGATAGTGTAGTCAATCAGATATTTGTCATTGAGGATCTGATCAACTCTGACCGACCTGAGCAAATTATATATTTCTATTTCATCGTCTGTTGTTCTTTTTTCCAGTAATTTTGAGAAGTATTTCATATGACTGCTATATAGTTGTTATTATGTAATTATTTATATTGTGAATTATTTTCATTTTTTTCTTGACATATAGTGTGAATGTGGTATAATATATACATAAGGTTGAGGATTGATCTTGACCAACTTAAAAACTTTGACCATCAAGTCATAAAACTGGAAGGAGATAATCATGTTGACAATGACCGAAACAAATAATGGTGTCAAGATACACAATGGCACACACACTTTTTCCTTTCCATCTACAACAGTAGCCGAGATGGAGGACTGGAGCAGGTTCTCTTTCTGTGGATGTTCTAGCGACGAAGACGGGGCTATCGTTTTTGATCCTAATATGGATGAAATTGAAAGGGCTATAGAAGTCTTCAGAGGTTATATAACCTGTGTTGATGGCGATAAATATTCTCCTTATTACAATGTGTTCTTCACAGGTGAATGTGTTCTATGGGAAGGTGTTAACATCACAAATTCGAGACACATTAGAGATATAGTACCAGATTATAGAGGGCTTGATAGAGAGAGCATAATAGAAGAAATAAAAGAATATTTAGGAGATTTATAATGAAAAAAGAAAGAGAAGATATGACACTTGAGCAAGAAGAAATAGCCATTGAGATTGGTGTTGACTTTGTTTGCAAGCGTATTGATAGTACTGATGAAGTAATCGGCAACATTTACGAAGAGAAAAAAAGGAGATACTAATGGAAAAGATTTTTTGTGTCAATTGTAGGTATTATGATAAAATGAGTTCGCCAATGTATTCAGCTTGCCTCTACAATCATATAGAGATATTAGATGAGATAGATTGCGTTACAGGGAAGAATATAACAGTATTATGGGAAATGAGTCATCTTGTGGGGTCAGCTGCGTTTAACGTCTGTTCTAAAGCCAACAAGAATTTCGATTGTAAATATTACAAGGCTTTGACAAAACCTCATAATGAAGCTAAAGATACCAGTTTTTTAAAAAAGATTATAAATTTGATTACAAGGAGGAAAATACACCACAAAGAATATAATTGAGATTGGAGTAATACTGATAATTTTGATCCCAATAATAGTACTTTTAATTAAAGTACATGTAATAGATAATAGTGAATGTCGTAATTAAAAAGGTTGTGCCATATAATCGTATGCGAAAGTCACATCAAAACGTAAATAAGTATCATTTTCCTCACGTGAAAGGCTCAACTCACCCACTGAAACAGGAAAAGCACCAATAAGTTCTGTAAGATGCACAACTTCGTTGACACCATCAAGCAGACCAATTTCAACGATTGATTTATAGGTCAAATCGTTTGCACGAGTACCAGCAACAGGAGATTTAATAAACTCTCTCCAACGGGTAAAGGCTCTGTAAATCGGCATGTCAGCAGATGCTTTTATTGTTACTGACCAGTCTGGAAAGGTCTCATCTCCGGCAAGTTTTAACTTTGATCCACCGGCGAGAGGAACTTCTATGATTCCCATTTCAGAGGATGGGATTACGGTTGCTTCGATCATAAAGGTGGACAAATCAGTTGCGATTGTACCATCCAAAAAAGGTGGGAAAAATATTTTAGCATTAAACCTGTTTGGACGGATCAAACTAGACATTTTTTCCCGCTGTTCATCTATAGTTGTCATTTTATTCTCCTATTAAAAATTTATTAAACTGTTCTTTTGTGTTATTTCCTCGACCGAAAGAGTGATGAAAATCATCGTGACAGTCTTTACAAAGGGTAACACCATTATTTATATCTGTTCTTATTTCTGGGTTGTTTGCATACCCTCCAGGTGATGTGCGTTGAGAGTACCGCCAATAACACCACAACATTGACAATTGTAGTTATCACGTTCAAACACATCAGTACGCCATTGTTTATATTCAGGGTAGTTGCGTTTTATTATACTGTCTCTAATACGCTCTTCATCTGTTTTATTTGGGTTCCAGTTGTAATTATTTTTCCCTGTTATTTTAGCATACCCACACCGTTTACAGCTATTACCATTTTTAAAATTTGAAAATGTTATTTTCGACTCCCTACCACATTCACAAATGTAATTTAAAGGTGAAATATTGTCTATATATTCCAATGATAGTAAAACACAACCATTATCTTTAAAATAATCATAAACTTCACTATATGTATGTCTTAATTTTTCTCCTGTTTTTTTCGCACCACATGATATGCATCTATGACCGTTTCTAAAGTTGTTGAATGAAATTTTGGATGCTATACCACATGAACAAATATACTCCAACAAGGAATCCTTATCAAAATATTCTTTTGATAATAGTTTGCAATTTTGCTCTTCAAAATAGGCTTTTATATATTCAAAAGAATGTTTTGTAGGCATTGATCTGTTTTTATATCCACAGCTTTTGCATCTATGACCGTTTTTAAATGAGTTGAATATAATTTCTGATTTCTCACCACAAGAACATATATATTTCATTTTAGTCTTACTATCTATATATGATTCATCCAATAATGTGCAATTTTGTTCTTCAAAATAATTATGAACATATTCATATGAATAGCGTTGCATATCAGAACTTTTTTTATTACCACATCTTTTACAACGTGTACCGTTTTTAAATGTGTTGAATTTTATTTCTGAATGATTCCCACATGAACATATATATGACATTTTAGTCATTGCATTAACATATTTTTTTGAAAGCAATTCACATCCTTGTGATTTAAAATAATTGTGAACATATTCATATGTGTGTTTTTCATTACCAGCACATTTTTTACATCTACAACCACTTTTAAAATCCCCAAGTGTTGTTATTGAGATATTCCCACATGAACATATGTATGACATTTTAGTCTTACTGTTTGTATATGAATCGGAGAGAAGTTCACAGCTCTGTGTCTTAAAGTAATTATACACATATTCATATGTAAATTTCTTAGCCATGAACTCCTCCTACTTAAATATTAAAACATATCAAATACACATATTACATAATACGACACATGCATTATAGTCATTTATTAGCAAAAGTCAAGTTTTTACCCAACAAGTTCTTTAAATGTTGTTCCGCTCGGGGTGACAATCGCCGTGAAGTGTATGTATTCGACTGCCTTCGCGGGACGAACGTAGAAATCTACCACCAACGTGTTAGCTTTCTGTGTTGCAGGTGTATTATTTTGACTACTACACACAAATTCATACCCACCATCACCATTTTGGGACAAATATGCCCCGCTCGCACTTCTGCCTGCCAGGTATCCCCTATCACATGCAACTGTAACAAGTGCATACAAGCTCTCATTAAGGTTATATGAAATATAATTGTCCAAAAGTTTACTTAGAACTTTCATATCCCTAGTAACAACTAAAACAGCATTAATTCTACTTAGGTCTGACGCTGGGTTGAATCTCGTTTTTTGTCCCCATAATACAAACCCAATATCTTCTTTATATATAATACTGTTGATTCCCGCCCCATAGAGATCCGACACGTTGCTTGCTTCGCCAGTAGACAGATTATGGTACAATTTGGTAGTATTTCTCATAACACCCTTGGTATTTCCGAAAGGTGCTTCCCAGTCACCATTTTGTTCAACATTGTTTATAACCAATCCCATAACATCACCAGTCGTAGGAATGAAATATTTCCTTCTATTATATTTACACCAGATCTCTTTCCATTGATCTGTGATACTAATGTATTTTGAATTTATTCCCGCCACACTCTCGTTCAGCGTGTTAATATCAAACGCAGTGTCGCTTATTGCAGCCTTTGGCAATGTTGATATACAAAAATGTTCCCTTGACAATTCTGCTTTCCCTACCATATATGCAGTAAGTGTTCTATAGTTACTAACATCGTAAGATGCCATATCATGATAATCACCAACAAAATAGATCCCATTTCTTGTATCATTAAATAAGGTATCATATGCCACTTGACAGGCAGAGATTGAACACTGTGCTGCAGTTCCTCCTGCTAGAGATGTTTTCTGAAAAGATCCGCTAAAATCATCAAAACTCACGCCACTAACATCTGTCACAGAGTATAACCACGCTGAATCATTTTCTAGCAAATAATCAATATAATTTGGCTCATTCCCGTTTGGTTTGGTTGATGTAGTTGTATGTGAAACAACGTGTGTTTCTGTTAGTACATCATCAACGTAGACTAAAAGTGCATATTCATCTGATGCAAGTGTTTCTGTTCCTGTCTCGTTTTTCACGAGCGCTTTAAATGTGTTTGTTCCATCTGCTGTAGATCCTAACCCTGTTGCATCGAATGCAGACGCAACTGCTGAAACATTTGCCACTGCTGATGCTGTACCAGCACCACCACTCGTTCCTGTTACTGCTGCGGTTGTGAATGTTCCAGTGCCACTGTTAGCAAGGTATAAAATATGGCTTGTTGTGTCTATATCTGAAACATAACCGTAAATACTAGATGATTGGTATACTTTTTCACCAACAGTGAATGTATTTTCTTCTCCTGCTCCAACAGTTATCATCCATTGTTCTTCACCTATTACAGTTAGATTTTCTGCCTGAAAAACACCACTAACATCTCTTAGGTAGAGATAGTGATTGGTTGTATCAGAGGCATATACAATACCAGATGCGTTTGAGGTAGATCCAACAACAACATCACCTGCTGCAAATTGTGCCTCTGCATCTGTTCCTACTGTTAGTCTAGTTCTGTCATGAAAATTAACATGATCACAGAAAGCAACCTTAATATCATTACCTCTTGAACCTGGGTACTTAGCATAGAGGTAGAGAACCTGATCCTGATCCTGTGTGACAGCTGTAGAAGTTGTGATTGTCGCTGCATAGATAGCAGTATCATCAAGATTTTCTGCCTGAAAAGGACCGCCAGTGATGTCTTTTACATACACATAATTTCCGATAATGTATGCTACTGTTCCTGCCGCTCCAGAAGTTTCGCCTGAAATATCACCACCTGCACTAAATACTGAACCATCTGCACAAGTTAATTTCTGCAGAGGTATGAGTGTGGGTGTGATAGAAATATCAGCATCAACATTGAGGTTATAAGGAATTGCAGTACCATTACTAGTTGTTCCTGTTGTTGAAAATGCGGTAGTAGAAGAATCTACAGATGCTATCAGACATGAATTTGCAAGTCCTGCTGTGTCGTAGGGGCGAACTATTTTAGCACCACCTGAATAAAATTCGACGTGCTGTGCGATTGCATGCCATGATTGATGATTGTTTCCCACTACAGGCTCATCTAACATATCTCTTAAATCGTTTTCACTTTGAACGGTGAAAACTTTTCCGCATGGTCCCCACTGACCACCACAGATAAAAGCACCGTTGCCAGCACCTAAAGGAACCACACCAAGACTTTTATCCTGGATTCTTTTTTTTACATGAGGGCTGTTATTTGTTGCCATTTTTTATTCTCCTCTAAAGTTATTAAATACTAACATTATTTATAATTTACACTAATCAATTTGCTGTATGTTTAATTTTATTTTCCCTATTGGTTTATTGTATGCCTGAAATATATCAACATCTATCTTCCTTTTATCATCTTCATAGGTTATCTCGTATGCAAAATCCCTTAAATATCTTTTCACATTTCCTGATATTTCTTCCATCTTCCCTTCTAGTCGCCTCAATATCCTTTTATCAGAAAAATTAGAACCTATCATATTGTCAAAATACTTGCTTAGTCCTTTATCTATATACATTACTAACAATTTAATATTTAGATATGCGGTCATGTGCTCTTTGTCTGTTTTGTTTGTTGTGTTCCCGTGTATAAAAAATTTATCCCCTAGTCGCTCTATGATGTTCTCGTTGTCTTTTTCTTTTTCAAGTGCTTCATCATAAGTGTATTGATTAATAGATACTATGTTTTTTATATCTGAATTGGTTGAACCTGCTATCTCGGAAAATTCCCGGGAATTTAATTTCTGTATCACCACCCCTGCAACATCCCCTGACACTCCATACTCTTCTAGTGTATTAGTATATGGATTTTGCTGTGTTTTTTGGTTGTTGAAGTATACCAAATTTTCTCTGTTTGACATGATATCACCTATTTTTTATTGTAATTCATCCAGCATTCTAACGTTCTTGACATAGATGTTTGTAAATATGTTGTTGACTCCGAAAAGAACCTATAATTTTTATTATTCACCGGATCGTTAATGATATATTTAACCTTGTTCATAAATATTTTCCAATCACCTAGATAACAATTGTCTCTGTAATAGTTTGCTGCTTCATTTCCAAGTAGTTCGCACGATCGTTGATAGATAGTTTCTGCTAATGTTATGCCAGATTGTTTTATATCTTCATATTCCAAATCTTTTAAATCTTTTTGTTGAATGCTGACTGTGAAATTCTTGAACTCTTCTGCTTGGTATCTGACAAATGATTGCAAATCACTATCAACGTTGAAATAACCAATTGCAGTGTTGATAACTTTGGTTAGTTGCTTCTCGTACTCCTCTCGTGTGGATTGGCTTAATTTCATCTCTGAAAAATCATGTCTCAAACTCTCTATGTCTTTTCTAGTTATGTCAATTGTATTTGTCAAATTTAGTATTTTCTCGGTTATGTTTTCATACCCGATTTTGATTTCTGTTGATGCGTGGGTTGTTGCATTATAAAGGACTGTTTTTATGTATGCTGCAATGACAGCAAACAGCCCACCTATCAGTGCTGTTATTATCCCCTTGCCGGTGTTTGTGCTGTTGCTAAATGATATGATCCAGTTTATTAAAGTGTTTCCTGTATCACTCGATATCAAAATTGCGATCAACAGCACAAAAACAAGAAAAATTGCCCATTTGAAATATGGTTTCATGATTACTCCATTATATTAAAAAAATATTATACTGGTATTATTTATATTGTTTTGTATTTATGTTTTAAATAAGTATCACTTTTTGGGATCCGTCTTGGTAGTAGATAGTTGATTTAAGCAACTGTGTGGCTCGTGGTGCAACGAAAACGGTTTCCGAATACCAAAGCAAGGGTAAACCGTTTTCGTGCTTGTATGACAATATAATTATTTTTCACTTTTCTTCACTTTTTCTTGACATCCACCACAGATGTGGTATAATATATATGTAAGTTGGTTGTTTATTTAATTTTTGAAAGAGGTGACGTTATGTTGTGCATCAACAAAGAAGAGAGAAAGGTTTTAATCATCATTGCAGAAAGTGCAATCAAAGAAACAGGCGGACAATTCACAACTTCTGATCAATGTGATTTTGGAAAATTGACCAAACATCAAGTCGCCGGGTATATCGCGTCGTTGGCAAAGAAGAACTATATATTGTCCTCTCCGCTAGAACATAACAAATCAATCTCACAATTTGAATTTGCAGATTGGAATGAATTTACTGCTAAAGAAATAACACACAATTTCAAAGAATCAACACTCAACTATGTGCACGGTTCATAATCAAACATCTACAGAGTCGTAAACCAATTCCATACCAGATACAACATCACCTGATCCAGAAACAATAATCTTAATTCTAAAATCAATAACTTGTACAGCCTCTAAAATTTCTTCATTGATATTAAATTCAGGGACTATATGAAAAACAGTGTTGTCAGTTGTGATTTGATTCACTGTTGCTCCTGTTGAATTTACGTGTAGAGACTTAATACTAATATCACTCAATGACAATTGATTTGTCACTAATTCCGCATTTGTATCACTAGATGTCGCAGTTCTATTCAAATCATCAAACGTGATGTTGGTAGACGCAACTTGATCGAAATCAGAATACTTGATTTGAAAATGTGATTCTTTTGATAGATTGTCAATCAATGTGTCTAGTTCTGTTTTGGTTGTGCTGTCTATGTTTTGTGCCACTCTGCCTTTCTCTACTAACATCTTTAATACTGCCTTGTAAACTTTCATTCCTTCCTCCATTCAGGTTATTTAAAAATATTTATATTTTTGTTGACAACTTCATAGAATGAAGTATACTGCTATTGTAGTTGATTGACACTTGTTAAGGAGAACAAAATGAATGATATTAATATCACAGTAGGACCAAAAAATTATAAATTAGATGAATTTTGGAATAATTTAATAGCAAAGTATTCTTCACTTAATAGTGTTGCGGCTCACCAGAGTATCAAAGAAGAAATAAAAATATTTTTTGATGGGCTAATTGCACGTGATCTTATAGATGAGAGGGTTGCGTCAAATATTGTATATTTTTTGCAAAAACGGTTGACGATAGAAACTACGGGTGTTTTTTGAAATAAAACGAAGGAACTAAAATGTTAAAAAATGAAGGAGAAGTAACATGAACACATCATATGCAATAAACACGATAGCTTTACTTTATGCAATAGGATTTATTCTTTCAGTCATATACCATGCCTGGAAGTTGTCGGAAGGGAACACCCTGAGATGGACAGAAGAAGAAGAGTTTGTCTTGATAGGGGTTAAAATACTATTATGGTTCTTATGGTCGCCTTTAGTTGTAGCCGTTATCACTTTTTTAAGATTGGTCAGCGTAATGCAACACGCCAGGAAGTTAAATCAACAAAGACATAAGGGAGAAAAATAATGAAGGAGATTATGAGAGAGTATAAAGTTGGGGATACCTTTAGTGTTGGCAGAGTTCGTGTTGTAGAAGCGACCATAGCCGAAGGATGTGAAGGATGTTACTACGAGGGTACGGGTTGCCCTGGTAGAATGTGTGATTCTTCGGACAGGGTGGATGGTTTAAATGTTAAATATGTAGAAGTGGAGGAAAAAAGAAGATAAAATGAAAAAATACAGACTAACGCTAATTTCGGGGATCTTCTAATCTCAGCAGGACTATTTAGTTTAACAGTGGGACTTTTTATGCTCCTGTATTTCTCTCATTCAGTGTGTTTGAAATACAGTGAAACCAAAACAGAATACAAAAAATGTCTGGAGAATAATTAACCATGCTACTTCACCATATTTGGAATAGTTGTTTTGGTCTGTAGTTTCTCAAATTCATAATATTCCTCCTATGCGGTATCTGCTGAGATTGTTAATGTTATTGTGAGTACTTGATTCTTCAGCAATGTTTCGTTTAGATCACCTTGGATTATGGAATATTCAGAATACGGAAAAGTGTCTGTCAGTATTTTTAATGCGAAACAGTTTATCCCAAAATCACTTCCCGTTTCGTTCGTTATGTCTCTTGATATTACTATCTGTGTTTTTGAGCCATTTATTGTGGGAGGGGTATATGTATGTGCACTGTACGTGAGTGATGATTCGATTCCCAAATCATGTTCGTTATATACAGGATTCGCTTGCGTTCCTACTACTAAACCCTCTTTGTGAACACCTGCCCCTCCTAGGATACTTGCACCATTTGACAGCGAGAAAGGATTTACAATGTTTGTGTATGTGTTGGTATGGTTAAGCTCAACGGGTTCGTTTTGCATTGCTGCTTGTAACGCTTTAAAGAAGTTCTCGTTGAATGTCAGTATTGGAGAGGTGTTGTCTATGGTTGCATTAATCTTGTACGTCATTGTGAGTTCTCTGTTTGGCATTATTGTAGTTGCTACTGCATCTCTAACACATACTTGATTTGCTGATTCTATTGTATCTGTTAGAGTTATTCCTGATTCGGCTATTACGAGGTCTGAGTCACAATTGTTTTTGAGTTTTCTTTTTACGCCTATTGAAAGAACGTCTTCTGCACACCATACATCATTCAGATAAGAAGACCCAATACCACCAAACATCAACATCTTATTGTCATAAAACACCCCAGAAAAATAAACTCTCCCACTCCATATAGTTGAAACGAGAATCTTACTCCAAGATTCTCCATCCTCTGAATACCATATATCATTTGAGGCATCTCCGCTATCCTCAGCACTAGATCCACCAAGTAAAAATATTTTATTATTTGCAACTAATCCAACAGGGGAAAATGGTCTAAAGTCACAACCGTCTGCAACCTCCGACCAATTAATACCATCACCGGAACACCATACATCAGGAATGTATGTACCAGCATAACCACCGATAACCCACATCTTGTTGTCAAAGACCACAGATACATGCTCATATCTTGATCCCCAGTTCGCACTCGGCGTTTCTTCTACCCAACTAATCCCGTCACTACTGGACCATACATCATTCCGATAGACCATCGAACTGTCCAAACCACCGATAACCCACATCTTGTTGTCAAAGACCACTAAAGTATTGGACACCCTAAGATCCCAACCTGCATTTGATGTCGCCAATGCCCAAGTCACACCATCAGTTGAACTATATACATCATTAAGATATGCAGGGCCAGTACGACCACCGACTAACCACATCTTATTGTCGAAGACGACTACTCTTGTGTTACTTCTTTGAGACCATTGTTCAGTGCCTCCGTGACCGTTTGGTAAAACAGTCACCCAATTAATACCGTCTAGGGAAGAATAAACCCCGTTGAAAAATTGTGTACCATTCCATCCTCCAATAACCCACATCTTATTGTCAAAGACCACAGAAGCATGACCTCTTCTAGTAGACCAAGCAGCACTTGCAGTTTTCTCCGTCCAACTCGCCCCACTCAACGTAGCAGTTCCAAACGGTACTACTTCACAGTTACCATAGGTTAGTTTGTCTGTTCCGTTGTTCTGTATATCTTCTAGGGCAGTGTCTGTAGGATCTACTGCTGTTGTGGTTATGTTTGTTGCCCAAACGTCGTTTAGATTGGAAGAGTCTGTAATCCCGCCCATGATCCAAAGTTTATTGTCAAACACTGACATTCCTATAACATATCGTGTTCCTATGCCTAATGAACTAGACACCTCTGACCAGTTAATCCCATCTTCTGAAGACCAGACATCATCCAAAGAAGCCGTAGTATACCCGCAACTCACATACATTTTATTGTTGAATACACACGACCCTACATAACGTCTACCCATCCATATTGCGGAAGCTTCCTCAACCCAGTTAATCCCATCCGAACTGCTCCAGACATTATATGTCGTACCACTACCATATCCACCAAATACCCACATTCTATTGTCGAAAACTAAGGTCGTATGTCCTCTCCGAGCATCCCAATCCGCTGAGGATGTCTCCTCATTCCAAGTTATGCCGTCTGAACTGGAATAAACATCGTTTCTATTTACTGTAGAAGAGTAGCCGCCCATAACCCACATCTTGTTGTCGAATACCAATGAAGAAAAAGAGGAACGTATAGGCCATTCCGCCGCCGCTGTTGTTTGAGTCCAAGTTACGCCGTCATAGGAAGAATAAACATCATTTAATTCACTAATATTGGTAGTTCCCCCAAATACCCACATTTTATTGTCAAAAACACTTATTTGATGCAGTCTCCTCTGTGACCATTGACCATGACCATCCGCAAGCACTTCAGTCCAATTAATGCCGTCTGAACTGCTCCAAACATCATTAAAATAATTAGTACTGTCAAATCCTCCGATTATCCAAAGTTTGTTGTTGAAAACTAAGGAAGAGCATTCTCGTTGATTGAATTGTGTGCTCGGGGGTGTTGCATCGTCAGCAAGTATCTCACTCCAACTACTGCCAAATGTTCCTGATCCTAATGTTATTCCTGTTGTTGTAGGGTAAGGGTTCCAACTCCATACGTCGTTTAAATTTCCTGATCCATTCTTTCCGCCAAGTATCCATATTTTATTTTTAAAGGTCAAAACGTTATGATACCAACGTCCGACCCATTCAGCATCAGATTCATCTTTAGTCCAGTCTTTTCCATTTGAACTTGACCAAACGCTATCACTATCTCCCGCCGCTGCAACGATAAATATTCGGTTATTGAATGTTGTACAAATAGACCCGAAAGAGCCTCCGAAAGCCCCGTCAGGTGTTTCTTCTATCCAGGTAACTCCATCTGAACTTGACCAAACATCTGATTTGGCCGACCCATCATCTCCCCCTATTAACCACATTTTATTATCAAAGACAATACCCGATGAAATCACTCTACCAGACCACCCTGCGCTTATTGTCGCGGTGTTCCAAGTAGAGCCATCTGTTGACCAATAAACGTCGTTTTTCCTAGCACCGTCAGAGCCACCCAATACCCACATTTTGTTATCATAGACTAAAGATGCATGACCTGATCTAGCGGAAAAGGCAGCACTTGCGGTTTCCTGTGTCCATGTTACACCATCGGGACTAGAGTAGACATCGTTTAAACTAGTTGCAGGATCAATGAATCCTCCGATTATCCACATCTTATTATCATAAACTAACAGCGTATGTTGTCTTCTTGCTGTAAACTGACCATGACCCTCAGATAAAACAGTTGACCACGCAGTGCCATCAGGAGACGAGTAAACGCCGTTATAATCAGCGATGTCATTCCAACCACCAATAATCCACATTTTATTTTGAAAAACCACAGATCTATGACCATTTCTTCCTACCCAGTCAGCACTATCATCTACTTCATCCCATGCGTTATTGTTGAAGGTGTCTTTGCTAGACCAAACATCATTTACATTAGTTGATGCTACCCCTCCCATTAGATATATTTGATTTTTAAAAGCAACAGCACCTTGTCGTGTTCTGCTTTTCCAAAAACCTGATTTGCCTCCTTGTGTCCATACGGAACCGTTAACTGACCACCATACATCATTTTGTGCATTTGCTGTATCTGCTATTGTTCCAGTAGTTCCACCAAACACCCACATTTTGCCGTCCACTGTCACTGCACTTAATCCGCTTCTTGCAGAGAACTGAGATGTTGCACTTTCATCAGTCCAACTAGCACCATCCACACTTGACCAAACATCGTTTGTGGGAGAACCATCATGTCCACCAAATATAAACATCTCATTATTGAATATAGTACACACAAGTAGTTGCCTTGCAGTAAAATGTGCAGAAGCTCCTTCGTTATCCCAGTCAGTACCATCCGCAGTACTCCAAACTTCATTAGTCAGGGTTCCCGTTGTTCCGGCTATTACCCACATTCTGTCGTTAAAAACACAACCCGTGAAATAAGATCTTCTTGAGAATTGATCAGCACCAGGGCTTCCCGTGTCGGCTAGATTATTTGCCCATGTTATCCCATCCGTTGAGTTCCAAACATCATTGAGATAAGCAGCACCTGTATAACCACCAACGACCCAAAGTTTGTCATCAAAGGAGTATACTTGATGTCCCCGTCTTTGCGGGAATTGTGTTCCTGGGGGCGTCGCGTCATTGGCTAAAACTTCGCGCCAATTTTCACCATCTTCAGAAGACCACACATCATTGTAGTAGGTGGTTCCATCCGAGCCACCAATTACCCATAGTTTTCCTTGATACTCTACCGGGTTAAAATCCCCCCTATCACCCCAAGGAGCAACAGTAGTCTTCTCTTCCCAGTCACTACCGTTAGTGTGTACTGCTTTGAGTTTGGGTAGAACACCTGCATTATTTCTGAACGAATTATCTAAACCATCAAACAGTGTCTTCACGGGGCTACGCATCGGAAACGTCTTGTCTCCTGCCTGTATTGAACTTTCAGCATTTTTGTTAGAGTTGAAGTTAGAATCTCTCAGGATACATCCGTGTTCATCTTTGGTTATTGTTCTTAGTCCTAGTTCTATGTTATGTGATTTCATTTGTTAAGCCTCGCCTTTGAGTTTTAGCATGTATATTCTGGAGTTTGTGACAACGTTGTTAAGTAGCTCTACTCTATGTGTTACTGGGTTGATTACACAGCTATCTAATCCTGTAGTCATTAATGTCTCAATATTTTCCATAGCAGTGTAAAGTACGGGTCTTATTCCCATGTTGCATTCCCAGTTAAATTCAAGTAGAGTTCCAGCACCCGATCCATCCGCATTGATATAGAGCGTATGACCGTCGTAGTCGGCACCTCTGCTTACACTAATGTTATTGGTGATACCTGTTAGCATAGGAGTTAAATCCATAGTCTTGTTATCGTGCAACCTTTGTATTGTTGTACCGTTTGCAGTTATTCCGTATACAACACCATCCCAGTAAAATATACTTGACATGTTTGCGGAGAATGTACCTACAAGACCTTCGTCCGTATTGTCGTATTTGATCCTTCTTACGGTCTGATAATCAGTACCTAATCCATAGACATATTCAGCACCAGCAGTAAGCCCTTCGCTACCAGACGTTGCAGTGCAATTTGTGAGTTGTGTTCCTGCTGAGGTTATATCAGTTCCGGCATAGAAAATATCAGTTGTTGTTATGTCATAATAGTAACAGTATCCATGTTGATTATCGTATGCTATTTTTGAAGACTGTGTTGATACGTTTTCATCATCATATTTTTCAGCTTTTGGGTAGAGATACCAATCGTATTGTCCTGCATCTTGTATGTCTAATACACTACCGAATGATTGTTCAGCGGCGAAAGGTATTGGAGGTATAACCCCCTGCTGTAACATACATCTTCTGCGATTAAACATTATGCTAGATCTCCGACTATTAGCCACTCGTCCGTTCCGATTTTCTTGATCATACTAGAACCGTATTGACCGTTAGAGCTAAGATTAGAATCTTTCGATCTCAATACAGCAGCCCCTTCGGGGGAATATGTAATTGTTCCAGCCCCTGCTTGTTCTGGCTCACACATGAAACCGATTGGAAGAGGTACTGTAGCGTTAAGGGGTACTGTGAGAGTGATCGCTGACCCGTTGGTGCATCTTATGTGTTTGTTGCTGTCTGTCAGGGAAAATGTTCTTGAGGTTGTTGAATCAGTTACTATATTATTTCCCGTGCCAGCGATATCCGCAATATCCTTCGGTGCACTAGTTTTTATCGATGTGCTCGTCATTTCATCTTTTTCTGTTTCAGAAACTTGAGCGACTTGGTTATTATATGCTGTTTCTATTTCACTGTCTGTTTGATCAGCGGTAGAATTTTCTTCTACACTCAAAACATCCCTTGCTTCTGAGGCAGTCATGGCGGAAATTCCCCCACTTGTTTTTCTCCCAACAAAAGTAGATGCTGCTACTGTCAGAGCAACTGGTGTATCATCTGCATCTGATGCTAAAATTGAGTAAGCATCATAGTCAACATCGAGCACAAACCCAGATGCTGCAATAATAGTCAGCATATTTGCCCATGTCAGTTTTTTTGTTTTTGGGTTACTGTTGATGTCTAAATCCGCATAATCTGCAATAAGCAAAATATCAGTATTTGCAATAGTAGCCTTTTCGGTCATTTCATCAAATCTTTTATTACTAGCCATATTATTTTCTCCTTTAACCTACTATTATAATATTATAACCATCATGTGTGGTTATAAAATCTGAATAATTATCAATCAAATACCCATAGTCAACATACCCATAATTATTTATGATAGGTATTATAAACCTCTCATCTGCAAGTGTATCTATTGCATCTTTTATAACATTATCATTGTTTTCACTAAATATAACATCATAATCAGCAAAATAAACACTTGATAGTTTTCCTATTAATTCTGCTATCTCTGTGTTTGGTATCATATCATTTGCACCAAACCTCAAGTTTCTTTTTGTCACACTTACTGGTATTTTCCCATATTTTGTTGCGGTATCATCAGTGTCTACTGCTATTGTTAAATTAGTGTCAACAAAAAAACCAATCCAAGGATTTTCAAAATCTTCTATATAGTTTGGTTTATCATTGTCCATTGACAGTATCACAACATCTTTCAAAATATTATCAACTGTTATGGCAACAGCAAACTCATTGATCACAAGTGATCTTGGTAATATGTCATCAAAAGAAAAATTAGTTTCTTTGTCGTAGTTATCTATATTAGAACAAGTAGTTTCAGTAGCAACAAAACTAACAACATTATCAACATTTTCACCACTCACAAATGCAACAGAACCCTCTGTGTAGATAATTTCTATTCTATTCCCATTTACAGCAGATATTGTGCCAGATGCACCAGATGTTTCACCAGAAATATCACCCCCAGCAACAAAATTGCTCACATCCACCAGATCAATCTCTGTCCATGACGTTTGATTCCACACATATTTTTCAGAAAGAACATCCAAATAGTTTGCTGTAGATATTCCTATTTGATTACCAAGTGCTCCTGTGTATTTTGCATAACAAAAACATACCTGATCTGTGCCGTATGTTGGTTCATCCTCATGTCTAGTCATATCACCCAATCTGATAAACACATCTGAGCCATTGTCACTAGAATTCCAAACACTGGTATCACCCCCAGTAACACTATCAAGAAATAAGTGCGAGTTCGAGTTTCCTCCCATTCCAGTTAAAACATTGGTTGAGAATATAGGGTTGTTTGATGCCGTCCCCACTCGATATATTTTTAAATTAGTGCTATATTCAAGAAAATTCCATGCTTGCATGAAATCCGATTTATTATCAAGAGTTGCATCATAATTACCAAATCTATCAACCAACTCTGATGTGCTAGAAATGTGGGTGGGTTCTAACAACGGTCCCCAGATGGATTCGTAAAATGTCAACCCCCAAAACAAACCTTTTTGACCAGTTTTTGGTTTTTTACTGCTCTGAAAATCTACCTTGCTTAGATTTATCATATTATCCTCATAAATTTATTTGCTGTTATTATTTATAAGGATGTTGTACTTTAAGAAGAGGGGTAAAAATTATCTGGGATATCATCACCATAGCAATCTGTAATATCACTCGAATCACTACTCCAGTCTTCATCTCGATTACCATCAACTACCAATGCAATACCATTATTAACTTTGATCCCTTGTATATCATTCATGTAATCAACTTGATCTGTAATATATTTCTCGTATCTATTTTTATCGCTCATCAACCATGTCATCAGATTCATGGACATTACAAGATCATCGTGCTCATCATCATCTGCCTGATATTTGTCGCCCTTTTTAATGAAAACAGATAACTCGTGTATGGTGTCAAAATCATGAATCATCATCATGTCATTGTTAAACATTTTTTGAAGCTGTTTTAAACCTTCAGATCGTGTTTTCCCTGTTTGTAACAACCCATATCGTTTAGGGTCCCTGTACACTTCTCCCATATATTCTGCTTCTGTGATCAAATCTTTTGGAACATCCTCACATTTATTAACTTCTGATATTTCAAAAGGATTTCCGTATAGTTCACCAATTTTTTTGAGAACATAAGGAGCTTCCTCTTTTCCTATCGTATTTTCGTACATAACTGCAACTTGTTCTATTTTATTTTTGTAGGTGACATCCCACACATGTATACCAGAATAATCACTACCATCACCATAACCATATGAGGGATCATGAGTCATTATGTACTGGTGTCCTTTTATATATTCTTTGTATATTTTGAGCTTCCATTTATTGTTGTATATTGATATTTCTTTGAGTGGGTTTGATGATACCAATGATTGTAATACTGTGGAGTTTAATAGTGTTCCTGCAGAACCAATAAACTGACAATCATACTCAGAATCCCATGCTGCTTTTCCCAAATTTTTAATAGTCTGCTCTTTGAATTTTTCGTCCCTGCCCGGCACATCATACCATTTTATTTCATGTATAACATAATCATTTAATTTTTGTCTACCTTCTGATATAATTTTCCACCAATGATTTAGCCCATTTGGAGTAGAAGTTGCGATAAGTTGTGTTGTATTACCTGATGATATGGTCGGATAAACTCCTTTGTAAAATTCTAACCAAACATTGCGTTTAACAAATGCGACTTCATCTAAATAAATAATGTTTGCAGAAGATGAACGACCAGCATCTAATGTTGTTGCACTTGCCTCTATCCAACTACCATTTTCAAAACCTATTTTATGCTCGTTTGCCAAAACAATACCCTCTGACATCCAAACAGGTAAATTTTTGAGTATTCTTTTCACTTCTGTTAATATATTCTTTGCTACTTTGTCCTTATTTGCAAGACACATAATATTGAAATCATCGGTGAACATTAATTTCCAAACAAAATATAAAACAGTACCAACAGTTTTCCCGGATTGTCTAGGAAAATTTAACGCTATGAATCTATTATCTAAATAATCTTGAATCTGTTTATTCTGATACCATCTCAAGCCCCCAGCATCCTTGACAGACATAACACGGTTTCCCTTTTCATCAGGATCTAGTGTTCTAATGAAACAATAATTTTCTATAAAATAAAAAGCATCATTCATACATTTAGAAATTTCTTCTTCTCTCTCTGATGTCATATATGATGATACATCAACACCAGCTTTTTTTAATCCTTTAACACCATTATACCATATGTTTTCTGTTTTTTTCTTCTTATTTTTTTTCGTTTTTCTCATGACCATTTCAACCTCTTATACATTTATACTATTTTATTTATAAAAATTTTAATATTTTCTTGACAATGATATCAAAGTGTGGTATACATATCAAGTAAGTTGATTTTTAGTTATGGTTGTATTTAATTTTACAAATGGAGTGTTTATTATGAAGGGTATTAAAGTTTTAAAAAGAACAACAAAAAAAGGGGTTTATTGCTCGGGCAACATAGGTGGTAGTACCTATACAGAATTCAAGATAGGAAAAACTTATAAACTTGAAAACATCAAACCTGTCCTATGCGAACAAGGTTATCATTTCTTCAAGTATGATAATTTTTGTTTTGGTTACGATTATTATAACATAGGAGATAAAGATACTGTATATGTTGAAGTTGAGGCAACGGGTGACGTTGTAAAAGATACATATAAATGTGCAACTAATGGATTGAAAATTATACGAGTCATAACAAAAAAAGAATGGAAAAAATGGCTAGATAATAAGAATAACTCAGGTTTTAAGAACTCAGGTGATATGAACTCAGGTAATAATAACTCAGGTCATTGGAACTCAGGTTTTAAGAACTCAGGTTTTAAGAACTCAGGTGATTGGAACTCAGGTGATTGGAACTCAGGTGCTAAGAACTCAGGTAATAGGAACTCAGGTTTTAAGAACTCAGGTGTTATGAACTCAGGTAATAATAACTCAGGTCATTGGAACTCAGGTAATAGTAACTCAGGTTTTAAGAACTCAGGTGATATGAACTCAGGTGATATGAAC